TTATTCGTCATCGTATTGCGGCCCCGCGTAGTTGTCGAAGCGCGACCACTGGCCGTTAAAGGTAAGGCGCACGGTGCCGATCGGGCCGTTACGCTGCTTACCCAAAATAATTTCAGCGATGCCTTTCAGATCGCTGTTCTCGTGATAAACCTCGTCACGGTAGATGAACATGATCAGGTCGGCGTCCTGCTCGATCGAGCCGGACTCACGCAGGTCGGAGTTGACCGGGCGCTTATCGGCGCGCTGCTCCAGGCTACGGTTCAGCTGCGACAGCGCCACCACCGGCACCTGCAGCTCTTTCGCCAGCGCCTTCAGCGAGCGGGAAATTTCGGCGATCTCCAGCGTACGGTTGTCGGACAAGGCCGGCACGCGCATCAGCTGCAGGTAGTCGATCATGATCAGGCTGAGGCCGTCGTGTTCGCGGAAAATGCGGCGCGCGCGGGAACGCACTTCGGTTGGCGTCAGGCCGGAGGAGTCGTCGATGTACATGTTGCGCTTCTCCAGCAGGATGCCCATGGTGCTGGAAATGCGCGCCCAGTCCTCGTCATCGAGCTGGCCGGTACGGATGCGCGTCTGATCGACGCGCGACAGCGACGCCAGCATACGCATCATGATCTGGTTGCCGGGCATCTCGAGGCTAAAGATCAGCACCGGCTTTTCCTGCGTCATCGCCGCATGTTCGCACAGGTTCATGGCGAAGGTGGTTTTACCCATCGACGGGCGGGCGGCGACGATGATCAGGTCGGATTTTTGCAGGCCGGCGGTTTTCTTGTTGAGGTCCTGATAGCCGGTATCCACCCCCGTCACGCCGTCGTGCGGCTGCTGATACAGCTGTTCGATGCGCGAAACGGTGTCTTCCAGGATGCGTTCGATGCCCTTCGGGCCTTCGTCCTTGCTGGCGCGGTTTTCGGCAATCTGGAAAACCCGCGACTCCGCCAGATCGAGCAAGTCTTCGCTGCTGCGCCCCTGCGGATCGTAACCGGCGTCGGCGATCTCGTTGGCCACCGAGATCATCTCGCGCACCACCGCGCGTTCGCGCACGATGTCGGCATAGGCGCCGATGTTGGCGGCGCTCGGGGTGTTTTTCGACAGCTCGGCCAGATAGGCGAAGCCGCCGACCGAATCCAGCTCGCCCTTCTGCTCCAGCGATTCGGACAGGGTGATCAGATCTATGGGCTTGCTCATTTCCAGCAGCCGCTGCATCTCGGTAAAGATCAGGCGGTGCGGACGGCTGAAGAAGTCGTTGGCGACCACGCGTTCGGCCACGTTATCCCAGCGTTCGTTGTCCAGCATCAAACCGCCCAACACCGACTGCTCGGCCTCCAGCGAATGCGGCGGCATCTTCAGCCCTTCCATCTGGCGATCTCGTGGCCGTTCTCTGGCTTCGTCAGCGTTGGTTCTGTTGGTTGGTTTTTTTCCTGCCATGAAGCGTATTCTTTATCCGGTTGCGAATGAAGGATCCTGACGCGAGAGTATACGTGATTTTTATTCGTGATTCCCGCGGCATAACCGATGCAAAAAAGGTATTGAACCCGGCGCGGGCGAACTGGATCTCCGATACTAAAAAGAATAGGGTGAAATCAGACACTCCAACGAGGTAACGACATGGCAAAGCGCATTCAATTCTCCGCCACCGGCGGGCCGGAAGTGCTGCAATACGTTGATTTCACGCCGCGCGATCCGGCGGCCGGCGAGGTGCAGGTCGAGAATAAGGCGATCGGCATCAACTACATCGACACCTACGTGCGCAGCGGCCTGTACGCCCCCGCCAGCCTGCCGAGCGGGCTGGGCACCGAGGCCGCCGGCGTGGTGGTCAAGGTCGGCGCCGGCGTCAGCGCGGTAAAACCGGGCGACCGGGTGGTGTACGCCCAGTCGGCGCTCGGCGCCTACAGCGAGATCCACAACGTGCCGGAGGAAAAAGTGGCGCTCTTGCCGCACAACCTGAGCTTTGAGCAGGGCGCCGCCGCCTTCCTGAAAGGGCTGACGGTGCACTATCTGCTGCGCCAGACTCACGAAGTGCAGCCGGGCGAAGTGTTCCTGTTCCATGCCGCGGCCGGCGGCGTCGGGCTGATCGCCTGCCAGTGGGCCAAGGCGCTCGGCGCCCGCTTGATCGGCAGCGTCGGCTCGGACGAAAAGGCCGCGCTCGCCAAACAGGCCGGCGCCTGGGCGACCATCAACTACCATAAGGAAGATATCGCCCAGCGAGTGGCCGAGCTGACGCAGGGCGAGAAAGTCGGCGTGGTGTACGACTCGGTAGGGAAAAGCACCTGGCAGGCCTCGCTCAACAGCCTCAAGCGCCGCGGCCTGATGGTCAGCTTCGGCAACGCCTCCGGCCCGGTAACCGGCGTCGATCTGGCGCTGTTGAACCAGAAAGGCTCGCTGTACGTCACCCGTCCTTCCCTCAACGGCTATATCACCAACCGCGCCGAGCTGCAGTACGCCAGCAATGAGCTGTTCTCGCTGATCGGCAGCGGCGCCATCAAGGTGGAAGTGAAGGAACAGCAGAAATTCGCGCTGGCCGACGCGCAACGCGCGCACCAGGTGCTGGAAAGCCGCAGCACCAGCGGCTCCAGCCTGTTGATCCCCTGATTACCGCCAAAAGAAAAGGGCTCCGTAAGGAGCCCTTTCTGTTACTGCGCTTTGTAGGGGTAGAGCAGAGTCCGCCAGAGACAGGGGGTTGCTTCGGCAACGCTATTATTGGATTGTCTCTCGCGGTGATGAAATCGGTCGCATCACTGCATCGGCGATTATCCTAACAGCCCCCCAACGCAAAAAACACGCTTTATGTGCCACCCGCGCGGTTAAAACTGCCAAGCTGTGATCGCCGCCGCATTAGTCATGCCGCCGTTACCTGAATTTCATCGTGACTGTCTGATTGTTCGACAAAAATCAGTAGCGCCTGATCGGGGACTTCTGCATCGAACGGTAGATCCACACGCCCACCACCGCCAGGATCAGCCAAGGCAGCAGCTTGAAAACCATAGCGAACAGCCCGCCAAGCAGCATGAAGGCCGCCGCCGCCAACAGCGCGGCCAACACGCCCAGCAGCGAAATGCCGGTCACCATCAGCATCACCACAAAGCCAACGAGAAAGAAGAGTTCTAACATGATTGCTCCTTCGCAACGCAACGTATCTGCTGAGTTATTACAAGAAGCGTGCCAGAACGGCGTAAAATATAACTCATTGAAATATTTGGATAGGCATACAGCAAGACGCTGAATGCCTGGCGAGAAAGACTAACTGTTAGTCAAATTCTTTAGGGGTTATGCCACCTCGGTACGCGGCAGGCGCACCAGATCCAGCGCCGCTTCCACTACCCGCACGTCGGCACCCGGCTTGTGGGCGTTCTCGCTCAGGTGGCGACGCCACTGGCGCGCGCCCGGCACGCCCTGGAACAGGCCGAGGATATGGCGGGTGATATGGCCCAGATAGGTGCCGTTGGACAGCTCGCGCTCGATGTACGGGTACAGCGATTCGATAATCGCCACGCTGTCCTGCACTTCGCTCCGCGCGCCGAACAGTTCGCTGTCGACCCGCGCCAAAATGCCCGGGTTCTGGTAAGCCTCGCGGCCCATCATCACGCCGTCCAGGTGCTGCAGGTGCTGCCGCGCCTCTTCCAGCGTCTTCACGCCGCCGTTGATGGCGATGGTCAGCGCCGGGAAGTCGCGCTTCAGCCGGTACACCCGCGGGTAGTCCAGCGGCGGCACTTCGCGGTTCTCTTTCGGGCTGAGGCCGGAGAGCCAGGCCTTGCGCGCATGGATGGTGAACATGTCGCATTCGCCGCGGCCGGCGACGGTGGCAATGAAATCGCACAGGAACTCATAGCTGTCCTGCTCGTCGATGCCGATGCGCGTCTTGACCGTGACCGGGATCGACACCGCATCGCGCATCGCCTTGATGCAGTCGGCGACCAGCGTCGCCTGGCCCATCAGGCAGGCGCCGAACATGCCGTTCTGCACCCGGTCGGACGGGCAGCCGACGTTGAGGTTGATCTCGTCATAGCCGCGCTGTTCAGCCAATTTGGCGCAGTGCGCCAGCGCCGCCGGATCGCTGCCGCCCAGCTGCAGCGCCACCGGATGCTCTTCTTCGCTGTAAGCCAGGTAGTCGCCCTTGCCGTGGATAATCGCGCCGGTGGTCACCATCTCGGTGTACAGCAGCGTTTCCTTGGTCAGCAGGCGGTGGAAGTAACGGCAATGACGGTCGGTCCAGTCGAGCATCGGCGCGATGGAGAAGCGGCAGAGCGGGTGATTTCGCTTATCACCAGGTGTAGCGCCCGCCGAGCCTGCTTCTTGTTTGGGTTTATTTAGGTGCATACAGTAACCAAATAGTATATTTTCTCTTTGTCAGCACCCCATATAGCACCCCATTTTCATGGTGACCCGGAAACCGACAAAGGGATCGAGATGGCATACTATAGCATAGAAAAACGACAGCGCGCCGATGGCACAACGCGCTACCGCTGCACAGTTGGCGTCAAGCAAGGCGGCAAATACATCTATCGCGAAAGCAAAACATTTGGGCGCCACCAGCTTGCTAAAACGTGGGGTGCTAACCGGGTGACCCAAATAGAAACCGATGGGGTGCCAGGTACTGGACTGTCAAACGACATAACGGTCGGCGGCCTACTCAATAAATACATCAACGACCCAGCCCTGGGTGGCAAAGCTGGCAGGACAAAAACCTACGTCCTTAATATGCTTGTCGATTGTGATATAGCCTCTATAAAGCTGGCAGACCTGCAAGATCACCACATCATAGACCATTGCCGCGATCGAGCAGCAGCAGGTGCAGGCCCAGCAACAGTAGCCCACGATTTAAGCTACCTATCATCCGTACTATCCAGCGCAAAACCGATCTACGGCATTGACTACACCCGCAACCCAGCTCTTGAAGCCAGACCTCTGGCGTTAAATATGGGGCTCATTGGTAAGTCAAAAAGGAGAAACCGCAGGCCCGCCAGCAACGAATTAGATCAGTTGTTGGAAGGATTGCGCGAACGAGCAGCCAAGCGGCAAGCAGTCATCCCCTACGTAGACTTGCTGAATTTCTCAATCCTTTCATGTATGAGGATCGGTGAGGTGTGCCGCATTCGATGGGAAGACATAGACGAAAAGCAAAAAGCAGTGATGGTGAGGGACAGGAAAGATCCGAGGAAAAAAGCCGGCAACCATATGATGGTGCCTTTGCTCGGTGATGCTTGGGAGATAGTGCAACGCCAGCCTAAAACCGGCGAACTGGTATTCCCATACAACTCTAAGTCCGTCAGTTCTGGATTCCAGCGAGTACGGGATCAGTTAGGGATACAGGACTTACGCTATCACGATATGCGTAGGGAGGCAGCCAGTCGGCTGTTTGAGGCGGGATTTAGCATCGAGGAAGTGGCCCAGGTTACAGGCCACCGCAACCTTAATATTCTGTGGCAGGTATACACCGAGCTCTACCCGAAATCGCTGCATGAAAAATTCGAGCAGTTGCAGAAATCGAAGTTGACCACAAAATAATTAACCTGTACAAATAAACAGTAAAAGCTTACCGAGTCCAAGACATGAAACCTCAAGACGAAATAACCGGCATGCGGCAGCTAACCGACTTTCAAGCAGACCATAGCGCCTTTGGCCGCTTTGTTTTGCTGCACTCATCATTCACAGACACAATGTCATATGTCTGCGCTGAGAAATCGACGGACTATCCAGACCAAGAGGTAATGATCCGCCTGGACGTTGCCAAGGAGCTGATCCGCGAGCTGCAGAAGCGTGTCGATTACATCGAAGCCGGTATCGAAAACAACGCCGTGCAGTTGGTTGATTAAAAATAGACAATTTGCTGGGATGGTCAGCACCATTCCGCCAGCGTAACTATTTGATATTTTCGAAAAGATCCGTCAATAGCTATCGATTCTCCGCTAGGCGGTCAGCACCTCAAGATACCGCCCCCTACCGATATTCAACCCGCTCTACATTACGGCTCCGGGGCGACAGGCTTCAGACAGGGTTGATGTCCATTGAAACCTCCTCTTTCATTGGTTATGTTACAGCCATGCCAATTGACAAGGAAAAGTGATGGATACGGTTGAACAGCTAAACGGTAAGTATTTTTTCAACGAGATGAGTGTTGACAAAGATGAGCTGCTGCTCTGGCTTATCCTTGATGAATTTAAGAAACAGTTTAGTGGTGTAGTTGACCTGCTTGCTATTGCCTCAATGCTTGTCAGTCTGCCAGTTATCCCAGTAAGCGGAAAGTTGGGTGCTAGTGCAGCAACCAAAGGTACGAGCCCCCTATCGCTTGCATCCCGCACCCTGATCCGCCAAAGATTTAAACAAGGTCGCAGAACCATTACTTGGGCAAAAATGCTACGTGGTGAGTGGGCCTACACCACCAGTATTGGTGCATATGTTGGCCGCTGGCTTCCATGGGTTGGCGCGGTACTGACAGCCTATGATTTAGCTATGGTAACCCGCAATGTCATTCACCGTTATGAATTGATCGTTGGTAAAGGGAGCAAGTAGTAATGAACAAGGCTGATGATGTACGTGACCTTATCAGAAAACACTTCTGGGCTATGCCGGACGATGCATCGCTGAGTACAGGTAAAAAGAGTGTTCTATCTGAGGATGCCTATGACTTTCTTGAAGAATATTCAAATAAGCTGAACGTTGACATGACCGATTTTGACATTCGTAAATACTTCCCAAACTCGGGTATCCGCTTCATTCCTAATGCTATTCTTCCAAAATATCTTCAGACAGATCATCATGAACCGGAAGCTTTGACAATCAGCATGCTTATTGAATCAGCTGAAGCCGGGCGCTGGCTCTACTAACTATGGTGGCGGCAGGCCATACAGCTAATGGGCGTTATCGTTTTGTAAGTCTGTTCGCCACCACCTCGTTGCATATTTTACTACCATAAACTATCGTTAAACTGCATAAGCAAAAAACCCTTTATTATTTTTACTGTGCCCAGCCCCCTGACTGGGCATCTTTTTTTCGGGATCCATCCCGGCTGACGCACCTTAAATCTGTTCGTTCAGCAGGTTTTTAAAATAACGCTGAGAACGTCCGTATTGGACCTGTAGATCGGCGAGTGACAGCGCTCGTAGATAAGCCATTCGGCTACCTCGAGCCCTGATGACGCACTGACAACTGGGATCGATGGGCTGCGCCAGGCGTTAACATCATAGTTGCTATCGCCGCCGCCTTCGATGCTCGTACTCTCCGACGGGTTAGTACCTTCTGCTATCAACAGCTAAAACTACGTATTACTGCTACAATAGTTATATCGTAGGCATGCTGTTCTTATGGGTTGTAGGGCATCCTCCCGATGGACTTCACAGAATTATCGTTCAAATCTGTGGCTAACCAGCACAACGCGGGAGAACTTGAAATGATGGCGGAAGAGATTGAACAACGCGTTTATGACTTGGTTCGTCTACATAACGGGGTTTATATCGCCGGGGGCTACTTTTTAAGACAAATGGCACTGACACCTGAGACAGATTTGGACACCGATTTGAATCTTGACGGTGGCGAAGCTGCAGATCTGATGAACCATTACTTTATGGTTTTTGGGTTAGATAGAGATAATTTTTCTATTGATGCATATTACCCGCCAAACCCGCCAATGAGTTCATTTTTCAATTTCTTTAAGAAAAGAGAGTGTACTACAGTTACAGTCCCATGCATCACAATCAGTATGCTCATCGAATCAGTAGCGGCCGGACATTGGTTATATTAGTCGCAGCGCCCTCTCTTGGTACCCATTTGAATTATTTTTACAAGATAATTATTTACCCCCCAAAAAATTGATTAAACTTGGATCTATGCTTTAATCTGGATAGATATTACATTGAAAAACTTGGTATTTCAGTCTCATGGCGCTACATAGTGGAACAAAATTCACCGAAAGGGAAAAATTAGTATTAGGGCTCCTTGCCCTGGGTGTCAGTGACAGGGAGATTGCTCGTTATCTGGGTGTTAGCAACAAGACGGTAAGTTCTTTCAAAACGTCAGCTATGAATAAAATAGGCATTAGAAAAAATGCGAACCTCATGAAGTGGCTCAGAACGCCAGAAGCCAAGACAGAAATAGTCGGAAGTTCCTAAACGAATTCATCGCATTACTCGACTTCAGGTCGAGCGGGAGGGAGTACTACAGGGAGGTCCCTTTCTAAAGTGCACTTTTTCGAAACTGAGCCGGGGTCCATCCCGGCTTACAGCTATTTACGGCACAGGTATATTTTTGGCGGCCATCGAATCGCGCATATCATTTAGCGCATCAAGCATCTCCGCCGGCGTCAGCACACTGTTATAGACGGCAACGCCACCGCCAGCCCCCTCAAAACCATCCGTTAACTGGCTGCCTTCCGGCGCCCCATTGAACACCAGCTGATTACCGCTAACGGAACGGCCGTAAGTAAGGGATTTTACGAGAGGATTTCCGTTTGCCCGCATACCGACGATTTCTTTTTCAGACAACGAAACCGCAAACATAGTCCATGCGCCTGTTGCGCTGCCCAGGCTCAGCGTTGTATTTGTCGGCGTAGTTTTACCCGTTGCTACGAGTACATTCGCCGTACCATCAGGTTGTTGAGTGATGCGAAATCCACTAAAAGGCGCGCTGCCGGGCGTTATCGTCGAAATAATATTCACGGCCGCAGGCGGATTGGCCGCAATTTCTAACGCAATGACGAGCGTGAGATTAGCCGGCTCCACGACGGGGATTATTGCCCCTCCGCCGGTTTTCACACACACCATTCCCTCATCGTTGAATTCTGCGTTAGTGATCAGGTTATTGCCCTGGCCGCTATAGTCGGTTTTACCGTCCATTGCGAAGGTGCCTACGCTGGTATCCCGGTTCATCGCCATCACTGGATAGGCAAACGGGTACTCGTCATCATAAGCGGATGAGGTATCAAAATTAAAAGTCATCATTTTCCCTTAAATTTCAGTGATTTTTAACACGCCGCCCTGAGCAATACGCAGCGTCCCATCTTGGGCTTTGGCTACTATGGTGATTTCTGTTGCATCACCAGGCGCGGTAAATTCGTAATAAAAATAACCATACCCATCAGTTGACTGTTTCCAGTTTCGAATGCCCGCCAGGTACACGGTACTGTCGGTATCTGCAATGGAATTTCCCACAACGACGTAGCATGACACCCAGCTTGAAATATTTGCGGCAATTTTCAGCTCCACACCCAAGCCATATTTTTGCCCGCCGGTGACCGGCAATGTCCGGTGCGCTGCAGCTATTGAAGTTCCGGCCCCCGTCATAACAAAAGCGTTACCCAGAATGTCAGGATCATTCTCAACGCTGAAGGTGCCGGAGGAATCGATCACCCACCCATTAGGGACGCCATCAGTTTGCTGGATGAATAACGGGTTGGGCAGAATGTTGTCGCTGTTTTCCGGGGTCGTCACAGAGACGGCTTTTCGCGGGATCGTAGGGGCAATCCACTGGCTCATCGTGTCAGCTATCGCCTTCCCCATGGCCTTAGCAGCAACCGGCCACGGGTGGGATTCGTCCTGGTTATACCCAGCGATCCACTGGCCAGTTAATGGGTCTGTTGTGGCGGCGTGCAGGTCAACAAGGGGTAACCCATATTTGGCAGCATACGCGCGGAGGAATGCATTAATTTCGTAACGCAAGACGTCCTGCGCCTCCGAATTTCCCGACTGCGCTGACATCGTGCACACAACCGGAATGATCCCCGCTCGACGCAGTTTGCTGTAGATTTTGGTTAAAGCTGGGCGAGTTACAGTCTCAAAATCCAGGCTTTTAACAACATCATTACGCCCAGCCAGTACGATGCAAAATGTGGGTTTTGCTGCAATAACGCGCGGGATATGTTTCGCGAGGATTTGCGCAGCGGTATAGCCGCCAGTCGCGTATGTCCCCGCATAGCGGAACCGGCCTCCGGTGAAAAGCATTGCCCATGCTGCCCAACATTGCGCATTAACCAGCGGCTCGTAAATTTTTCCTTTCGCGTTAGGCTGTGATGCTGCAAGCCCAAACTGAGAGATTGAATCGCCAGCAACAGCCACATCATTCGGTAAGGCACCGCGCTGAGTCGTCAAAGGGATGCCGTGAAGCTCAACGGTGCGATTGTCTTTGCGCATGCCGAATGCCACCCGGAAATTGCTGCCCATCAGCCCCCATTTATATACGGAGCCAATCGTGGACATTTGCGCCGTCTCTCCGAATAACAGCCTGTCGGCGATATTTATCAGGTACGCCTTGGTTTTTCCGAACAACGTTTTATCACCGTTTTTCTCAATGAGTAGTGATTGTCGCCCTCGAGGATCACCAAAAATAACCTTGCCGTCTCGAGTGAAGATGGAATTCAACCCCGCAGTGCGGGAATCAACCTGTTTTGCCGTTTCGATTGCTGCCTCAACTGCAGCTGCGCCAACGGTCTCGGAGACTTCAAGCGCTACTCCGTTGTTGTTCAAATAATATTTAAACCCACCGCCAGGCCCCTGACCGACACGAAAATACTTGCCTACTGGCGTGCCTGCCAGCCCTGCGATCGTCCCGTCTGGGTCTGTGGGGGTGATGTAGTAGGTGTTGGCGTCAGCGACGTTCTGGGCTGATTCAGCTGCGCTCTCTGCACGGATTGCCGCATCAGTTGCCTTTTCGGCATTTTCTGCCACGTCGCCCGATACCTCACCGGCATATTCCGCTGCTTGTTTTGCCTGAGCAGCAGAGCCGGCGGCTGATATCGCGCTTCCCTGTGCGGCTTCTGCGTATGCATCTCCAGCAGACGCCCCGGCGGTACGCCGCTGCCCCAAGGACACAGAAACCCCTACCACGTCAGTGACTGGCAAACCATTATTCGACATGATTTATTTCTCTCTATTATGCGGTACGGTACCAGCCCATTAATGTGATGTAGCTGTTAACAATATTGACTTCTGCACCATCACCAATTTCATTTGTTTGGCCACTAAATGAATGGGCGTGAGGTGGGATATTAACTGTGTGGTTATGCGGCGGTGAATTATTGGTTAATGGCATATCCCCTTCATTAGCATTGTCAGAGCCTTTATATCCATAATCTGAAGGAACGCCTGCCGTTCCGAATCTGGAGTTTTTACCTGTTACGCCCATCTGATGATTGTGAACTCCGCCGTCGCCGGTGGTTACATTAGCTCCTGGATCTTCGTTTGTTTGCCCAGATACAGAAAAACTGTGTTTCGGTAAATTACTCACCGTCAGGCTAACAGAGTCATTCCCTCCAGTTTTCATGATGTCGCTGCCGTCCTGCTTGGCAAGCCGGATTGTTTTATTCTCCCCGATATAACTCCACGTCGTGCCAGGGAAAAGTGCATTTGGGTTTTTATTCAGTGCAAACCACGAAACAATTCCTACGGGATGACTGGCATCGACAATAGGACGTGATAACGCCTTTACGAAAGACAGTAGAACTTTATTTGTATCCCCATCATCAAGGACGTCATCACCTGAATTATTTGCGATAAAGTCCCCAATAACAGCCGCCATTACTGATGACTGGCGCCACACCTTATTGAGTTGCTCGCTTTTCGCTATGCCGGCCGTAAACCCAGCGCCAACTGCCGGTAGGTTTTCATATTCATCCTGAGAAATTACATTTGAATACTCACCGATTGCAAAAGGCTTAAAATCATTAGTTGCCATTTATCCCTCCACTACATCGTAATTGACGGCGATCCCCATCGGTTTTATTGAGAGATAACCTTGCCGAATAATTTCTTTCGTGATCGCCGGTATAACCGCGCCACGGGCAGTGACCGTCATGCTCATGTCCAGGTTGTCGGTAAACGAGATTTCGATCCCGCCATCTGGGTAAATTGCCGCCAGCACCGCCGGCAGCGTTTCTACCGTGCCGTCCCAGTTGTTGGCGCCAATTTTTGCGCGTAGCACTGTGCGGTAGGTGTCGTCGTCGAGATCGATATAAGCGTCGCCGGAGTCGTAGCGACCTCTCCACGAACCCAGGTCGAAACCCAGTTCCGGATCATCGAACGAAAAATAATGGTTCACTGTCGGCGCACGGATGCGGCGCCCACGTCCCACCCATAGGCCTATCACATCGAGCTGGGCGCCAATGGCATTGTCGAGATCAAACGCTAGCACTATGCCGCGTATGCTTTCCTGCTGGCGCGAGAATGCCTCGGTAACCGCGTTGACGGTCGCGTAATATTTCGGAAACTGGCAGTGATATGCGGGGATCCGAGCCGTGTATTTATTGGTCATCATGCCACCGTGATAATTGCGATATTCTCCGGCGAACAGGTCGCTGATTCGTTGAACGCGATCGGAATGTTGGCCTCGTTCATCGTTACAGCTTCTTTGCCAATGCTGACCGTCAACAGGTCGTAGGTTTTCCCGCTGGCGGTGTTGCCGAGGTTGGCCGGTACATAGAGCCGCGAGAAATAGACTGTGTCGCCTATATACAGCGTGTTGATGTAGTCGGCCACCGCCGCTTTAATGTCCTCGCCGATATCGCTGGTGTAGCCTGGCAGCACCTTGATCTTGATGGCGGCGTAAATCGGGACTTTGGTCGGCCGGAAAAAATGGATGGGTTTGTCTGCGCCGTAGGCATCTTTGACGATCACCTCCGTAGTGCCGAACGTCGGGGCGCCTGGCGACTTTTTCACGGCAATGATTTTTGCAATTTCTTCTGCGTCACCACCGTCTACAACCATCGCAACCGCATGCGCCGGCACGCCGTTAACGTCAATCTCCGAGGTATCATTGTCGTAGCCTTTGTAACGCGTCACGCCGGTAATATTGGCGATGGCGCCTATCAGCCCCTCCATCACCGTTCGAGACGGTAGCGCGACGCTGAGCGCCTGCCGCTGGCGAAGTTCAGCGTCAGTTTCTACCGGCTTGCCGGTGGTGGCCGCCTCCGGGTTTGTGACTGACTGCCAGCCGCGGGTTGGTGTGGCAATTTGCGAAACGTCGCCAGGCAGCGCGGTAATAGCGCCCGCCTTCTGCGCCGTTGCCGTTACCACCGCCTGCCCGTGGATATCGAGCTCAACCTCTGCCGGCAAATCCCAGACATTCCCCGCGCTGTCACGCACCGAGGCATTTCTGATAACGATGCCGACCTGGCCGACCAGCCGCACATCCACCGTGGAGTTTGACGGCGCCTTGCGGCTGATCCCGTTAATTTTGACGTTGCTCGCCAGCCCCGCGCCTGTGCCGGTCGCCGGGCTAAATGCGTTCCAGGTGGAGATCGCCGCATTGTTGCCGCCGTGCATCGCGTAGGCGATCAGAGACAGCAGCACGCCATCTTTGCTGTCCGGTTCGATGTAGATGTCATCCCCATAGATACCGCGAAAAATCGTCTTCCAGCCGGTGAGGATGCTCTGGAATTCGGGCGCGCTCATCCCTGCCGCCGTTATTTTTGGCAGCATTGCATCAATGATGTCTTCATACATAGGTGGTTACCGAGGTTTGGCCGAAGGCAGTATTTAGGGTGGCAGTAACCAGCAAATCGCGGGTTTCTACATCCCGTTGGCTCTGGTACTCGACGATCTCGGTCACGTTCGGTGTGCCGAGGATGCGCTCGCGGATCACGATGTCATACAGGCCCGACGTATATTTGCCGAGTATCTGCGCCCAGTCGGTGCCGGCGGCCGAGTCGAGGAACCACTCGCCCTTTCGCAGCTGCAGGCGGCTGATCACCGCCATGCCCACCGCCTCGGGCGTGTTGATAAAGAAGTCGCCCTCGCCGCGGCCGAAGCTGTAATCGCCGTTCTTGTCTTCTTTGCGATACCTCACTGCGGGCCTCCCGTCTGGCCGCCGCCAGTTTCCACGCCGCCATGTTTGTGCGTCTGCAGGCTGATCCCGCCGGCGCTGACGTCGTTGGTCACGCTCACCGGCCCCAGCATTGTTGCAGTGCCGCCGCCGGCACCCATGCCCTGCGACAGGTTGCCGTTAATCGTCACGTTGCCGTTGAGCACAATTTCAGGGGAATTGATCTCGGTGCCGCCCTGCGCGCTGGCGGTTAATTTCCCCGGAGTGGTGACGTTCACCGCGTGGCTGCCTGGGTCGAGTTCGATAAATGCGGCGCCGTCGTCGGTGCGCAGCTGTGCGGTGCTGATGCTGATATTCGCTATTTTTCTGGCACAAGACTGTAAGCCGAGGATCGCAAATCCATCTCCAAGGTCATGCATTCGCTCGGAGCCTGACTCCTGCACCCCGCCGTTTTGCCACCAGAAATCGACGCCACGATCTGAAAAAACAAGAAGGCACTCATCGCCCGCCTTAACCGGGAACGTGAGCGTAACTCCCCCACCACGTGGAAAGACGACAGGAACATCAACCAACAGCGGCAGACTGGCGGAACTACCACCGCCGGCACTCTCCGGCTCGTACCCCTTTACTGCTGGCAACACGACGCATGTAGGTGCTCTCGTCTCGTCGCCAGGATCAAAGGATTGGATAATGCCGGGGATCGATACGCGCATTCCTGCGTTGATGGTGTCGATCAGCGCCTGGTCGGCCTGCTGCTTATCGCCGATCTGGGATTGGAGTGATACGGGCATGACTTTTTCCCATAAAAAAACCCGCCGAGGCGGGTTGTGATTGAGTGTTCTGTAATTTCTTACCTAGACCCTTGCTTTTTATTCATTTACCATCTACCGCTTGCTTGCCATCAAAGGAGATGAACATGCGGCAGAAACGCTCAGCACTGAAAAAAATTCACGACTACTTCAAAACAGAATCACCGGATGATCCCCTTTCTGCGATCACCCTCATGCACCGGTTCCCGCCCAAATTCCTCAAATATTTCGGACACCTAAGCGAATGGTTCGTTGATGAGATGGAGGGTGACCTATGGGGCGATGGCATGCTGCTCTATTCGAAAGTAGAACGCGATAAAGACACTGACTCGGATTTCGTTTTCAAGTACCACATCAAAGACGGCTCTGGAGAGATGAAACTTTATTCCTCGGCTCTCTCAGTTACCAAGTCTGGGAATAATTATATTGTCAGCGGCGCCGACGTAGGCAGCATCTCCCTACCAGTAGTCAACGATGACGTTGATCTTTCCCCTGTATTCGAAAAGCTGTGCGCTGGTAAATAGCCATTATCGGGTGGCCTTCGCAAAGGTCACCTGTAATTCCTTAATTGAGCTTTACACAGTCATAGGTCGCATACTGGCGCGGGGCATCCATGCTGGCCTGGAGCAGCTGCACGTTAAGAAAACGCTTCGTGCCGCCACGCTTCACGTACTCCATACCTAACCATTTTCCCGGCTGGTTCGTTGCAACGCGCCATTCGTACTTGACGTTGTCATAGTCTTCTTTTTGCCCGAGGAAGGTGAATTTCTGCGTTTCCGGTCTGACACCATTAATATGCATGAATCCATCATTGCTGGCCGTTAGAGTGTAATCACCACAGTGTACATCAGCAAAACCAGATGACGCATATAAGGAGCCGAAGACTAACAACATCAGGTACTTTTTCATCGGTTTTTCTACTGTCCTTTTAGCAAAGTAGAGCTCGATTGCAAATCTGCCGAGCCTCGCGCGAAGCACATCAAATCCATGTACCACGCCTGGCCCCGTGTGTCGCCAGTATAGTCGATCGCTTTCACGATATACACGCCGTCCGTCGCAACGCTGGCCGGCTGCTGCAGGCTACCGGCAACAACCCGGTTTCCGTTCTGGTCGGTTTCGCTGATACGGCCGCCGGACTGGGCGACTTCACTATCTGAAAGCGCGGTCCGATAAACCGATGCTTGGTCAAGTTGGATCAGGCCATTGATGCGAATATTCGGGTTAATCAGGCAGCGCACATTAACGCCGGCGCCCATCGTCTGCTGAGGCATGCCGATCAGCCCGGTGTTGCTGTTCAACACGATGGCCTCGTGAATGTATTTGTTCTCGTTGACCATCTGCAGCTTGCCGTCGATCAGCTGCCAGGTCGCATTGCACATGCCGGCGACCGAGTCCATAACGTCGCGTGCCGACTTGAACAACGCCAGCCCGCGCGGATAAACCGTGTCGGGGAAAGTGCCGGTGATCCCCTGCGTGATGCCGTAGGCGCCAAAACTTTTTAGCGCCGTATTGTAGACGTCGGCCACCGTGTAGCCGGCGGCGAGAGTGGTGTTCACCGTCGCATAGAGAAACGCCTCATGATCGCCTACGGCCTGAATCAGCACCCAGGAATCGGTCGGGTTGTCTTTGCCGGTGATCGTGAAGCGGAGATCACCTTCAAAAATCAGCCCGAAGTTCTGGCCGTCCCGCTGGCCAGATGTTGCCGGGTCCACCGGGCGCGCTACGCCGACCTGGCTGGTGTCGGCATCCGGGGCAATACCGTCATAGCCGGCAATCATACGAATTTTGGAAAACTCGCTACCCAGAATGCGGTTCTGGGTATCCGGCGACAGGTTGTAAATTTTGACGTTCGCAACACGTGGCCACCGCGTATCGGCCCACTCAATGCGAAACGTGACTTTAAAATCTGACAGGCTAATGCCACTGCCCTGCTGGTCCAGCAGCTGCAGCTCAAAATGGCGCATCCAGTTCTGGCTCATTCCCTACTCCTGCACAAAATAAAGATGGCTGCCGATCCCAAGGTTGGTTTTCGTCGGTATCTCCGGCTCGTTGTTGTCGACCATGACGATCAGCGCGCCGGTAAACCCCAGATGCGCATGCTGCGCCAGCAGGTTAGTACCCGGCACCAGCGGGACACTATTCACCAGCGCGCCGCCGGCGCTGTCCATGATGTCGAGGATCCAGCCAGCCTCATCGCGCCATGTGAGCCGCATGTTCATCTGCTGACCACCCAGCGCAATGCCAAATTGCTGATTGTCCGGCGTCAGCGGAATTTCCTGAATATTCATCAGAAACCTCCCTGCAAGCCCAGCGCCAACGCACCACGCTGCGCCTGGGAGAGCAAACTTTCGTTGACCGGCTTGGCCGATTTCGTGCCGGAGTTCTGCACCGCCGACGTGCTGGCGCCATCGGCCATGTTGGCCTTGTCCGCGACCGGTACGCTCTGCGTGCGGGAAATGATGACGTTTCGCAGCGTCAGAACACACATCAGCACGTTTTCACTGGTGCGATCGGTGGTGACGTCCAGCGAGCGGATCAGCATGTTCTGGTACTGGCGTTTGCCGGTGGTGATGTCGAACGGCAGTCGGCTTTCCTGCATCGCCAGCAGCTGCTTATAAACCTCACGCGGTCCGCTGCTGAGTGTGCGGCCGCTGTTGATGTCGATAAACTGAGTTGTGTCTACGCCATCCAGCAACGAGCCGCCGCCAGCGAAGCCCAGTTCCATTGTGACCTCCGGCGGCCGCTTGTAGGCGTGGTCGCTGACAGGTGCGCCGTCTTCGATCGGGTGCTCGGTAATTTCCAGCGTGTCGCTGTGTTTTTCCGAAATAGCAACGCTCGGGACGATACCGCCGATCTTCCGGGTCTGCTGAGAAAACAGAACGGAGAGAATATCCATTATTGCGGCCTCGCATAGAGTTGCTGGGTAAGGCGGGAATTAACACCGGTTTGACGATCGGCGACTTCCATCCCGGCGCGTGCTGGGTCGCTTACGCCGTGAATATGGATGTTGGTTTCTTGCTGCACCGTCGCGCCGCCAGCACCCGGCATATTACTGCGCACTTTCGGGATGTAGTTCCGCGTCTCTGCGGGCATCAGATCCATGCCGTGCTTTTGAACGTTGCCGATCCCCCAGTTATAGGAAGCCAGCGTTTTATCCAGGTCGCCGCCGTTCATGCGCAGCAGCATACCCAGATAGCGCGCCGCGGCCGCCGCCGACTTGGACGGGTCGAATACGTCGTCGCCGCGCAGTCCCATATCTCGGGCCGTGCCAGGCATAAACTGAAACAGGCCTTTTGCGCCGGCGCCGGAAACAGCGAACTGATTACCGCCTGATTCCGTCAACGCGACGCTGCGCAGCAGGCCCGCCGGCAGGTTGTACAACGCCTCGAGCTGCGTCAATTTTGGTTGCAGCCATCCCAGCAACGCGGCCCCCGCCTTGGTGGCCTGCGGCCGGCGCACCGACTGGCCGTGTTGCGCCGCCTCTCCCTGGCGCCACGGCAGCAATTTGCGGCCCCATGCGTCCACCGTGTCGCTGCCCGGTAGCCGGTTAAGGAGATTTGCGACGGGGTTATCGGTTAGCCAGGAATATTTCCCCTCCAGCGGCTTAACGACAGCTTCCTCGATCGCCAGCAGACCGCCGATCACCCCGACCTTGCCCAGGCCGCCCATTGCTTTCGACAGACCGCCGACGCTTTTAGTCACGGAACCGATCGCGCTGACCATTTTCGCCGCCCAGCTGACAGCGACAAAACCGGCCAAAATCTCCAGTGCGGTCTTCCAGCCGCCGACGGCGTCTTTCAGTTCGAGCAGCTTGTCACGCAGCCAAACCATTGCAGCTTTCGCCTGGGTGATCGCCGGTTCCCACTTCGCCCAGTCGATGAGGCTTTTCCCGCCCTCTTTCCACGTCTGGTAATCGTCCCATAGCAACCCAATGCCGACCACCAACGCAGTGATCATCCCTATGGGCGACATCAGGAACGCGCTGTTCAGCAATCGCCATGCAACCAGCAACGCGCCAAACACGCCGATCAGTTTGCGGGATTCAGTGTCGAGCCCTTTCCACCACTCGATCACCTTGTCGATCGCCTGATAGCCGCGGTAAAGCATTCGCCCGAACACTTCGGCCAGCCAAAGCACACCTTTGACGGTTTTGGTGATGAATCCCTCTATCTTCGGAAAATTGTCCATGATGCGCCGGCGCAGGGTGTCCAGCGAGCCGCTCAGGCCGCCGGCCAGATCTGAGCCGATTTTATCTTTTGCCATGCCCAGCAGCGCGGTCAGGCTGCGCATAGAGGTCATGAATTTATTGGACTGCTGCGCCGCGCGGTCGGCGTTCAGACCAACGGCTTTCAGCATGCTCTGGTAATCGGCGGTGAAGCCGTTGATACCGCGACGCATGGCGATCAGCGTGTTTTCGTCAATGCCCAGCATCTGTGCGTACTGATTTGCGCGGTAATACGGCATGCTGCGCAACTTGTCGCCAACACCGGTAAAAATGGCGGCGGTATCGCGCATCTGTCCGTTCGCGCCGCGCGTCTGCACGCCCAGGCGGTTCAGGAAACCTTCGGCGCCTGGGTTGTTACGGATAAAGCGCGCGAGGCTCTCCAGCGAGCCCTGCGCCGCGGCGGCATCCGATCCAGTCTGGGCCGCAGCATAACCCAGGGCGCGGATGCCGGCGACCGATGCGCCGGTGCGCTGGGAGGCAAAATAGACTTTATCCAGCCCGCTCGCGATCTGCGTGGTAAATCCGACAATCGTCAGCGCAGCCCCTTCCACCGCTGCGCCCATTTTGATCACATTAGCCGTGACGCCGGCGACGACAGCCGAGAATTTCCGCTCGCCGGAAGAATCGATTTCGAAGCCCAGCGAAATCAAAAAATCCTTGATGGTTTCAGCGTTCATTGGTCCTCTCTCCACCTGGCGATCCGGGCCTCGTTATCCGCCTTCATATCCAGGTAATCGTTCATCAGCGCAATGTCGAAAAGGTCGATGCGCCCGTCCTTGAGCGCCTCAAAACTGCATAATCCCGCGTCTACCGGGCGCAAGATGTAATCCTCGCCGCCCGGCAGCACGTCAAGCGTCAGGCCGGTGCCTGGTCGCTCGTCTCGTTGTCTGGGAGTGCGGGCAAAAAATTTCCCAGCGAATCCCCTACAACCCGGGCGACGATCTGCAGCATGTCCATCAGGTCGATGTCATCAAACATCAGCTGGCCGCTGGTAAAGATCGAGGTGTAGCCGTTACCATTCTGGCGCGACACCACCGTCAGACAGGGATGAATAATCGCGTTGCTGTCGTCGTCGCTGATGTCCGCCAGCGTTTGAGCGATCACCGGCAGCGCCACCTTGAGCGCATCCTCAATCGAAACCTTCCCAGTTTTCAGCTGGCGCAACACCCTTATTTCCCCCAGCAGGCCGGACAGCAGCGGCAGCAGCTTCCGGGAAACCTTCAACTGCTCGAAAACATTCAGCTTGGCCGCGCGGTATTTTTGGCCCTTAATTTCAAATTCCATGAATTACCCCTTAAAACGTGCCGAGCAGCTGGTCAATCTTGCCGCAGTCGAACACCCAGGCGACGGTGTTACCGTCTTTGGCATTCGTGTGATCTGGTTGTTTCTGGAAAGCCACGCTGCGCGCGGTAGTGACGTCATTACTGGATTTGTTACGTACCACGATGACGTTATTTCCCCAGGTCGACGAGGAAAGAGACTGGGCGTTGTACATCACCGATAATTTGGCGTGTACCGGGCTGGTTTTCAGCAGGTTAACGGTGATCGTGCCGGACTTGCTTGCATGAAGGCTGTGCATCACCTCACCGTCAGCACCGGTCACCATGGTGTTCTTGTTTTCCGACATGGTGATGGTGATCCCCTCGTCAGAGGTCGCAGCCCCGTTGCCGAGGTCGATTGAGCCGCCGACGCCGGTAATGTTGGCCGATACGTCCAAAAAGCTGTAAGTAGACATTCCCCGGCTCCTTAGCGGTTAACGTTGATGATGACGTCGCCGAAGTGCACGGCGCCGGCCAATTTGATTGCACACTGGATCACCGGTGCTTTACGCGCCTCGCGCTCTGCCTGCGCCTGTTGCGCGATCGGCGGCGCATAGGTGTAATACCCCTTGGTCAGCGTGTCGCCAGTGCTCAATGCGCCGAAGCTGTCACCACCCCATACGCCAGGAGCAATCAGGCCGTTTTCTACCCCCTGCGCCAGCGACGCCTCGACGTTGGTCAGCAGTCGGGTAACACCCTCATCGGTCTGAGGCACCTTGGTGTTGCTGGTATAGAGCAGGTTGTAATAGTTGGTCTGGACGTAGTTCTGCAGCCAGTCCAGGCCGTGGCGTTCGTCGAAGAAGTCGGCGTTGCACATCACCCCTTCCTGCATGATCGCCGTGTCGTTGTCGTAGTTGACGAACACGTTGCAGTTTTTCGCCTGCAGCGTCAGCGCCTGAGTTTGCGTCAGCGTTTCCGCGACGATGCCGGGCTCTTGCTTGAATTTCAGGGTGATCGTGGTGTTGAAGCCGCTGAAATTGACGGTGAATGCGCGGCCCAGAATCGACACGGCGGCGTAAGGGCTTTGGCTGGAATACTGCACGCAGGTTGTGCCAAGGAACGCCGCTTTCAGCCGGCTGGCGATGTCAGTGTTGTTGTCCGCATCCAGCACCGCGGTATTCTGCGTGGTGTGGGCATAGATGCGGGTAACGCTGTCAGACTGGATTTGCTCGGCAACCGCCAACACCTCATCATCGGTGATTGTGTCCGCGATATAGAGCCCATACCACTTCGAAGAGAAGTCGATAAATTTCGCGACGCATTCCTCGATGGTTTCCGCCAGCTGCCGGCCGATAATCTTCGCGCCGGTCCCCTCAAGGATCCCCATCAGCACAGAAATATCGGTGCCCGTGGCGTTAGGTGTCGCATAGCCAACCGCGGACGCCTCGCCTGTGGTTTTCGATGTCACCACAAAGCGCGCGTTGTTCGCATCCCAGACGACGGTCGCCGTGGTCAGCTTTTCCGCCACGCGGGCGGCGACGCCGTTCAGATTGGTTTCTGCCGACAGGTCCACACCGGAAACCGTTTTAACAGTGCCGTCGACGCTGATTTTCATCGCGCCATCGATCACGTCGGTAAAGTTAGTCATCGCCTGCTGCGCCGTGGTCAAGATTGCACCGCGCAACGCCGCAGCGGTGTCCTCTTTCACCCAGCGGCCGACGTACAGATCGATCGGCTGCGGCCGCTGCCAGTAGTAGACCTGTGCCGCCATTGATTCAGGCGCCTGGATGCCGAAGTCAGATTGCACGCCGGCGATACCAGAATAGGCACGCATCCGCTCGCTGGCGTCGATCACAGCTGAAGAGCCGATAATCAACAGTGAGCCAAAGTTTCGAGCCTGCGCCGCGCGCAAGGCCATGTTTACCGTGACGCCAATGACGTTACGGACGGGTAACCCCTGTGCCATAATTATTCTCCGAAGAATTTAACAGATGCATCCACCAGCGATTTAATGCCGTACTGACGAATGACTTTGCGGCGCAGGCGCACGGCGATGTCATACCGGCGCACCCACTGGTTGTTGATGAGTTCTGGAAGGTTCAAGATCCGCCCGCAGTCCAGCAGGGTCAGGTCGATGGCCTGCAGCTCGTCGTTATTCTGCGAGACAAACAGACCATCGCGGAATTGCGTTGCGGTCGACATCCCCTGCGGGCCGTAGAAGCAACACAGCAGCTCTACGGTTTCGTGCGACCACTGTTCGGCGCTTTCCTCTGCCTGGATATAGGCGGGATACGCATCCTCCTGCACGCCAGTGATCCCGAACGCGCACCAGGTGGTTCCGTTTTTGGGTATCTGGATTTGCGGGTCGGTCCAGCGGGGATAGACCACGTTTTTATCCAGCCCTGTCAGGCCGCGTATCCAGCGGCTAAGCTGCCGCTCTATCTCCTCGTCATAAGCAGGGCCGCCGCCTGTGGGTGTGAGATACCCGGGTGTGGTGCTGTCATTGGCCACTCAACCCCCCTCTTGCCCCATCAGCTCACAGTGCGCCTGAACAAAACCGGCGCCATAGCGCGTGTAGGGGTCCACGAATGTCACCCGGTACAGGCCGCCGTTATACACGACAAGATCGGCATCAAGGTTAGGGCCATCGGTCGCGTTCTTGCGGCCCTGGGTGAGCCTGAATTGCGTCACGATAAGAATGGCGCCGTTGATGTTCTGGCCGGCGGCCATGCGTTTGGCCTCCAGAGAGCGGTCAACGGTCACCACGCCGGAAAACGGGATTTCTTGCTGAGTGTTCACCGGGAAGTTGTCGTCGTCCGTCGTCTGCATCTGCCGGCGGCAAATCAGCGAGTTGTCGGCGAAGTCCGGATCAAGCAGCACCTCAGTAACGTCGAGAAGCGGCATTTTACTTACTCCTTACCACGTAAGTGATTGAGCGCAGCAGGTAACCGTGGGCGTAGAGCGGCTTATCGCCTGGAATGCCCTGGGCGCGGCGGTTGGCCTTCGTCATATCAGAGAGGGGGTGAAGCCGATCGCCAGCACCAATGACCGCCTTGGCGCCGTCCCGCGCAATCTGGCCGGCGCTTTCGAGTTCCCGCTGCGCAGCATCCGCATTACCGTTCAGGGCAGCCACGGCCGCCGCCTTCAGGTGCTCGGTGGTTCGCGGTTTGGTGTCCTCGATACCCATATCCAGAAACGGCCGCGGCGGCAGCGTGACGGTCTGGCCGCCGAGCTGCACTGTTGCGCCGGTAGACTGCAGATAACCAATCTCCGCATTGTTCAGGGCTTCCCCATCCTCACGCGTGGCGTTGGACTCTGGTATACCCACCAGCACATCCATTTTTGAGAGTGCGCGCAAAGCCGAGAGCACCGAGTCGGCATTATCCTTCCTGACCTTGAGCCCACTTTTCATAGTTGCCGCCCGCCTGCGCCGAACATCGTGATCAGCTGATAGAACTCCGCCCCGTAGCGCGTGTTGTTCCAGAAGCCGGCATCAGGATTAAGGGTCGCGCTTGTGTCGTAACTCACGCTGACCTTGTCCACTGATTTTGATGTCTGGACGCCACTGGCGGAGCCACCCGAACCACCCACCGCTGCCGAGCGCTGATCCTGTGCATAGAGCGCCATGTAATGGGCCACGAACAATTCCACCAGGTACGGGAAAATCTTGGTTCCCGTTAACTTTTCACTCAGCAGAATGTCAGCCAGGTTCAGGCGGAACTGAATCTGCAGTTCTGGGTAGGCAACGGTATCAGCGAATTGCGGGAAGTCTCGACGAAAGTCTGCAGGCGTGGGCAGTGAGTTATTTCTTGGCTGCTCCATTGGTTTTCTCCAGTCTTGCAGTCAACTCTTCTACCTGAGCGTTCAGCTCGGCAATCTGGTCATTACGCTCAACCAGTCCGGCGGCGGCCGCCTGCAGCTGTTCATTTTGCTCTTCTACCTGAGCGTTCAGCTTTTCAACCAGGATTTCCAGCTCAGTAATGCGCTGCGCGCCTGCCTCATCAATATCAGGGGCGGTGTAGTCACCCAGCGACTCCGTATGAGCTTCAACAAACCAGTGAGTGGCCACGGCCTCGGGAACATTGTGGCGCCCCTTGCCGAACTCCTGCACCGAGTTATCCGCGTGAGTGAGCTTGAACGGAGTGTGAACGTGGATCGAAACCAGCTTTTCTTTTGTCATTTTCGGAATCCTTCAGGCCCCCGAAGGGGCCGATCTGGTTATCAGATGCCGTCCACGTAGGACAGGGTTTCTTTGTACACCGGCTCCACCGCACCGAGCTTGGCGTAGTAGGTAGCGATCTGGTAGAGGCCGCGGTACTGGATCGGCACGCTCTGCATAGGCACCAGCGGGTAGCGGACGTACTTCTTATCGTTGGTATATGCGACCATGCGATCCTTGCCACCCACGCCGCGTGCTTTCAGCCACTTGACCGCTTTGATTTCCAGCGGCACACCGTTTTGATGGAACGCGATGGTGTTCACGGCCAGGTAGGTCAGCAGGGACTGGTTACCCGCTTCAGAAACCTTACGGCTCGCCAGCAGGGAATATTGCTCCGGCGGGATACGCAGATCTGACGGCACGACGGAATAACCCGACGCAGCCCAGGCAGCAGCCAGAATGCTGTTCACGCTGTCCAGAATCTCGTCGTTGGTTGACGCCGCCCAAGTCTTCGGTGCGTTGTTCAGGTTCACGCCGACGAGGTTGAACAGCCCCTTAAGGCCTAAAGCCGCATCGCCGATATACACCTGTTCATCGTTGTCCATCTGCCATTTGAGCTGCATACCCTCATATTTCTGGGTATCGATAGGACGGCCAACCTGCTGCGCTGCTTTCAGTTCAACAACAGTCCAGCCCAATTCCATGCCCCACAGGTTCAGTGGGTTGCCGTCTTTACCGATATCGACATTCACGCCCGCGATGGCGGTAGAGTCTTTACCGATCCAGTTTTTGCCGTTCGGGTTTGCGCCAGTACCGGGAGCGCCGAAACTGGTGTTTGTCCAGCTGGAGATATCATCAGCGATCGACACGTCTTCACGCAGCTGAATATCGCGGCTCCAGGTATAGCCCACCAGCGGCAAGTTCAGCGTTTGGTCGAGGCGCTCCAGTTCGCCGATGAGAAACGCACCGGAGGCATCAACGGTTGCCTGATCAAAAGTAATCATTCGTCTTTTCCTTAAATCTTCCAGGAGATTTCTGCGTTGCCGTCGGCATCGCCGGCGCCAGTGAATTCTGCGTTAGGCAGCAACACGGTTTTGTCGGCCACCAGCGTCGCCATGAAACCACCCAGGGGGAGCTCGATAGAGGCATCAGGTGAAACGACGATGTAGACCGGCGCGCCCTTCTTGATGGTGCTGGCGTCCGAACCCACGTTAACGGTCATGTAGCCACGCTTCAGAGCGTCACCCGGGTAATTCTTATCGGTGCCGACCTGTCGCACCATGTCAGGCTGTGACGTGGTCGGGTAAGGCCGCACGTAGATCCCCTTCACCTTGTCGGCGGTGTCGCCATCAGCCAGCGGCACGAAAAAGCCTTCATCATCGAGTTTGCCCGCCAGGCCGTAAGCCGGGAACGCGCTCGCAGATTTCAGGATCACCGGCTCAACGGTTAAATCCTGCGGGCGAGAGATCGCCCCGGCAATGCCCACAGGCATCCGGTACAGGTATGCAGTCATTGTTTTATCCTTTTCGGTTAGACCAGAAGTCGGCGTTTTGCTTGTTCAGGGCGGAAATACTTGGGGTGCCGAGATTTGGCCGCTGAGCATCGCCAGTTGTAGAGCGGGTGTTGCGACCTTTTGCAATTTCAGAAACTGCATTGAAGGCCATATTCACCGACTGTTTCGGCAGCTTGCTGATATCAGCGTCACCCACCACCTGGCGCACCAGAGTTTTGTCAGCGGCCGACAGCACATCCCGCTTAAAGTCGGTTGGCTTCATCTTGCGGCTGAGATCGATGCCGGGAACGATGACCTCTGCGCGGTACGCCGAGTCGCCGGTAATGGTGGTTTCTTCCTCGTCGTCCTCGCCGTCGCCAGTAGGGTCTTTTTTCTCCTTGCCTTCGGGGTCCTCGGCGTTATCGCCGGTGGTGGTCCCCTCCAGTTTCGCCAGCAGCGCTTTCAGCAAGGTTTTGATATCGTCCTCACCGTCACCGGTTGGCTCCCCACCCATCTCCGGATTTTTGTCCGGCAATGGCTGCTGCGGTGAAAGGTTAATATTGAGGTTTACGCCATTCGGTAAATCCCCCTCATCCCCCGTTACGGCTGCTGGAGCGGAGTCCAGCAGTTCGTTCATCGTGTCCGCGTCGCCAGTCTTGGCGGCGAAACGAAGGCGCTGTAGCCAGCTTTTCTTTTGAGTTGCCATTGTGTCTCTGTCTCCAATTGCACAACGATTTCCGGCTCTGCCTTTTGGAACAAGAGCCACATGGTTACCAGTGATTTCCACCTGGTCAGCTTTACCAGGGGCCGTTTGTTCGTACTCTGCGTCGTAGCCACACGACACCTGTCGTAACCCGTCCTCAATCAGCTGAATGGCGTATTCATCTTTGACGATGAGGTCGGCAAGCATCAGGTCGGACTGGTTGCCGGTGCCGCGCCGGACGTTCTGCAAGTGACCGTGCGCCAAATCCTTCCAGTTCTGCGGATTGACCAGTCGGATGTTCCCGTCCTCGTCTTCCGGGTGAAGCACCGTAATGCTCATCCCTTCGAACGACGCCAGGGTCGCCGGGTCGAATACCTGCTCAGGTGAACGCGTGACAATGATTTGGCCGGCGGCGTTTGGCGTCAGATTCTGCAGGTCTTCTGCGGCATACACCTGCGTCCCTGTTCGCGCAATGGGTACGTTTTTACACAGCAATGAGCCATCAGCCAGGCTATAGCGTGTCTCGCCCAGCTGGGTGTTGAAGAAATATTTCATGGGTTACCTGCTGACTGACGGGCATAAAAAAGGCCGCATGCGCGACCAGTAGGCAGAAGAGATAATTGGGCTGACTTTCGGAGTTTTTAACATAATGGTTCTTTTACGCACCGCGTGTTTGGCGCTCGCATGAAATGCTGGGCCAGCGGGGTAAAAGTCATGGTTTTCTCGGTGAAAATCGGCTTTTTTGCGCTACAACATTTCCGCAACATTTCACGGCTATGAGGGTTGAAGCAAATTCAGCAACCTAAGCCGCATTTCTTCACTTTCTCGGCCCTGGGATATGCACCTCAGACCAGCATTTGCAGTTTGGCAGGCATCCCGCATGGCCGGTCATGCCGTCCAGCGTCGGCGGGTTGTGCCAGTACACGAATTTATCCCGCATTTTTTTATGCGACGGCCGCGTGCCGGCACCCTCAATGCGCCACCAATACCCCTCCGAGCCTACCGACAACGCACGGGCCTGCGTGAGTGCGCCAGTAGCGCGCCCGATCTCTGTATGAGCGATCATCTTCGCCCTGCTGGCGGCGACGTCGCCAGACTGCATGATCATGTGGTACAACGCATCAGGCCGCTCGCCGTTGATGGTCGCCTCTATCGCGCGCTGCTGGATATCTCGCACACGGTCGGCGGCTTCCAGCGGCAGAGATTTCATCAGCTGGATTTGCCGGTAGACAATGTCCTGCGTCACCTGGCCGATCGGCGTGTTGCCGACCACATCCCGCAGCCCCTCCGAAATCTGCTGTGATACCGATTTCCACTGGTTCCACTCTTCGCGCTCCACCTGCAGGAACATTTTCTGGCCCACCATTGCGGCCCAGTCGTTCAGTACATGCGAGTAGTCGATCAGGTGTTCAGAAACCGTGTTAGCGCTTGCCTGGGAACCATCGTAGGAGCCAGTTACGATCTGATTTATTTGACTGACTATCCCCAGTAGGCTCTTCTGATACTGGACCTCTGAACGCCGGCGCAGGGCCGGTTTCAAGTTCAGGCTCCTCATACTGCGACTGCGCATTTTCAATATCCTCATCGGTGATCGATGCGCCGATGCCGGTGACGTCAGAGTTTTCTCGCAGATCGGTCATCGCTGCCTTTGGTGTCATCAGGCCGTCGCCGAGCGCAGTGCTAATGGCGTTTGTCAGGTTTACCGCGACCGTTGATCGGTCAACGTCAGACATTTGCCATAGCGGGTTAAATTCGAAGGTAAAGTCCACAGGCAGCGGTTTACCCAACTCAGAACGATGCATGATGTCGAGTATTTTGCGCATAGGTAAACGTAAGCGCCTTTCTTGCAGAGAGCCGACACTATCGTAGTAGTTGGCCAGGTCAGCATCCCCGGTAGAGAACCCTTTCGGTGACTGACCGAAGAAGCGCACCAGCGGGGTGTCTACTGCCCCGGAAATCTGCTCACCAAAAGCGCCAAGAAGGCTATCCAGTCCACTAAAGCTGTATTGGTGGGTTTCGAACTTGTCTTTCGTATCCATCAGCGTCATGCCTTCGTTACTCTGAAACTGACGGATAAGATCGATATTTTTCAGTAAGCCCTCATAAGCAGGGCCGCCCATGACAATAAGCTCTCGCAATTTATCAACGCTGTAGGTGCGCAGATGCGCTTTATAAACCAGCTGCGCTGCGCCGACAGTCGCGCTGTCAAATGCCGTCAGCCGATCCCAGATTCGCTCGACAACCGACATACCCCATTCGTTCTCGGTCATTTTCTGCTGGAATGGCAACGTAACGCCGTCGAAGCGGATCAATCGGGTGTGGTGGATGCGCCATGCTGGAATACCTGTTGCAGTGGCCACCACGTCATAGAACTCCGGTTTCCCAAGGTCTGGGCCCATTTCTTTAATGCGGCGAGTTAGCACCGGATTAATCATCCAGCGATCAAGTGGCAGGATGCCTTTAAACTTGCCTTCACCAATGGTTTCTAGTCGCAACGGGGTAAAGGGTGCCTGCCCCTCAATCATGATGAAGCCGACTGCGCCACCATAGAGGCGGGCCCATTTAATGACGTCGTTCAGCGCATCCCAAATCTGCATTTCGTCGAGTTGAGACTCGATAACCCCCCGGTCCTTTGCATCAATTTCTGACGTAATACGGATGCCTTTTCGCGTCATATCGTCAGCCATTGCATCCACGGCTTTACCGATAATCCACGATGAACGATATGACCACTCGACCAGCATGCGGTTGCGGCTGGTGAAATTCGCCCGATACGTCGATGCAGAATGCTGGTTAGCTGTCTGCATCCCTACCCTTGCGACAAAGTTCTCGTAGCCATCGGCAGTGGCCTGCGCCGTTCGTTTCGTGGCTGTTTTGTTTCGTGCCATCAGGCCTGTCTCCCTAGCAGCTCCCAGATATTCAGGGCTGAATTCATTGGCGAGTAGCTGATCATCACCGAGTCAGCCAGGTTCGGTGACTTGGTGCCGTCAGGCTGTTTATCTACGACGATTTTCCCCACCCCGTTAATGGAGTAGGTCGGCTGTGAAAGTTCGATGATGAGTTTGTCTTTGCTTTCCATCGTGCTGCTGATGGAGATGATTTCGTCGGGGTTGTACGGCATTTTTTCGACAACTGCGCGGTAGGTGTTTTGGAACAACTTGCGCAGACGCCACCAGCTCTGCGCTTTGGCGTTGGCAAAGAAATCTTTGTTCAGTCGTGCTTGCTGCCCGTTGTCGCCGCGTACCGCCTCATCGTCGGGATCGAATACCGCGCCGCTACCCCTGAATGGGGTCGCCATAATCATCGGCCGGCGGGCAGCTTTACGCAGCTCGTTAATGGCGCGGGCGTCGCCGCGAACACCAGCCCCCAATCCGTCCTCGTCGAAACGGTACTCATCGATGTTGTCCGCGTCGCAGAACCCGAAAACCTTCTCAACCGACTGGTAGATGTCGCTGCCGACGCCTGACCACTCGCGGACGTTCTCCAGCAGGAAGCCGTGACGGGTCGAAAATGAGTTTTTATCGCGCCCTTCGTCTGCAACGTCCATTGCTCCGAGGCGTTTTCCGGTAGGCTGAATACCCAGCTTGATATGCGCATCAACAGCGGCCTGAACCCAATCGGACGGGATAAGCACGCCCTCGGCGGATGCGCTGTAGTTAAGGTCGAGCTCTTGCGCCACCACCACCGGGTTGTCGATTTTGTCGCACTCCTTCCGATACCAGGCTTCGTCCTTGCGGGGATCGCTGCGCCAGTGAAACGTGAACACCGGGATTTTCCCGCTGTGGCGCTTCTGGGCGAATGGGTTGGCCATGCCGTTGACCGAGCTGAGGTCGATACGGCAGCGCGTGGTTTGCGACAGAGCTGCGTCAATCAGCAGCGGTCGCTGCAGGAACGCCGCCTCATCCACCAGGTAAAGCGTGGTGCGGTCACCACGGCCGATGTTGTCGCCAGCCTCGCCTTTGATCACGGCGCCCGTATCGGGGAATTCAACACGCATGTAGGGGGCGTGCTTCTTTTCGTTCCAGCTGCCGCGAAACTCCACCGGCAGCGTTTCAACGAATTTGCGCGCCTTCCAGAACAGCGCCTTTGGGTCGCCGGTGCTGTCCACGTACTCCTCTTTACGGGAGCCGAACCCAATCACCATTTCCTTGTTAAATAGACACAACGAACAGGCCAGGCCGATCGCCGTCCAACTGAGCCCCATCTCGCGGCTTTTTTCGGTGATGCCGTTCTCCAGCTTTTCCCGGCGGTCCATTATCCAATGGATCCACTCCTCCTGTTTTGGGAACAGCAGAAACGGGATGGTCACCGGCAGCCCGTAGTCGATGTTACGGGGGTCGGTCGTCATCCCCCAATCGATGATGAACTGGGCTGGGTTGGTGCGGTAGAACTCGCGAATAGCCGGCAATGATTCCGGGTTGGCCCTGATGCGCTGCAGGCGCTCCATTCGCCATTCGAACACCTGGGTGTAATCCGGGTTTTTAAAGTCGAACGGGAATGGAATAGGCATGACTGGCTACTCTGGGAAAAATGAGAGAAAAAAGGGACTTTTTAACATAAACACCGTTACCCGCACCGGCGCAGAGGCACTCGCCCGCTGATTGCTATCAGTGGCTTATTTGCCTGTGTTTTCTCGCCGGAGTGGATGGAAACGGACTGCATAAACGGTGCATAAAACAGGGGTGATTTTGCATAGCCCTGAAATTGAATTTTCGGGGTGTTTTCAGCAGTTTTACCCCATCATCTTGCGATAGGCTTCTGCTGCCTCTTCCGGTGTCATGTTGACGCTTTCAGTTTTTACAGGGCCGCCATCGGGGCCGCTGAGTTCAGTCTTGTTTTTTACCATACCCAGGTGCTGCGCCACCATCTTCAGGGCGTCATCCTGATTACGGGTGATCACCTCAATCCCGAATTTTCCCTCTTTGATGCCAGCGAACAGGCGGCGCGCAGCTCCTTTCAGATCACGCGTGTCGTGGAAATGAGCGCGCCCCTCGCCGGCGCCATTGCACCGTGGGCAGTCGGGGTTCGGATCCAGAGTTGCGTCAAAGCCATAACCGCCGTTGTCCCGCGGGGCCGGCTTCTTGGCTGCCTTGGCTTTCTCTGCCGCCTCTTCGTGCTCTACGGCATCCCGCCACTGGTACTGAAAGCCGAAGCCCCAGCAGTGGCGGCAGCATAGCCGGCGGTATTCAGTAATCTGGTTTGCGTCGGCGGTGGCGATATCCCACCACATTTTCAGGACCGCATCTTGGGTGATCTGCGTCCGGCGCTCCCGGGCTTCCAGCGCGTCGCTGATGGCCTGGCTTACCTTAGCGTTTCTATACATCCGGCTGGCGCTGACGTATGCCGTGTTGCCTTCGCCCTTCCCGCCAGCTCGTTTGTATGCTGCTGTCCTGTTCAGGTCAATGAGGTACTCATTCACGAAGCGCCACTGCATATCGTTGAGCCCGTATTTGTGCGGGTCTAGCCCTGGCTCATTGTCACCCACGTAATCGTCAAGTGGGCTGATGTCATCATCAGGGGCAGCTGATTTTGTATTGGCTTCGGGTCTGGTACGCGCTTTTCCTTTTTGCGTACCGCTTTTGCGTACCTGCGTACCAGTCTTTTCACTGCGTACCCAACCATGCTTTTTAGCGCGCTTCCTGATTGCCCCCTCACTGATGCCATATATCTCTGCCATCTCACGGAGAGAGAGCTGGCCGGCACAGTAATCGCGCTCAAGGCCGCTTTCTTCCGGTTTTGACATAGCGTTCTCCATAAAAAAGCCACCAGCCTCCACCCCACAGCGAGCCGGATAGATTCGGTGACTTTGCTTTGCGCATTATCGGTGGTCCTCGTAAAGGCCACCTGTAATGCTATCTCAGGCAAATTTTCCTGATGTAGTCCTGCAGGCCAGTTATTTGGCTGCGAGCGGTTTCGATTCGCTCTCGGAGACGGAAATAATCCCGCTCAGCGGCGTCAGTAAGTCGGGGGCCGGTTGCATCAGCCACGCCGGCGGCGCCGGAGGTTGGACACGTGGCGGCGAGCTGCAGCTTGCGAGCGCCAGAGTCAACAGCGCGCTGCAGATCAGCAATCTTATTTTTGGCATCGTTCAGTTCCTTGGTGCGGTGCTCGTCGATGTCTGCCACCGCACGCTGTGTGCTGTTCTGCCAGTCGAGCTGGTTAGCCAGCTGGCTGTTGGCCGTTTGAAGTTTGTCGCGCTCATGGCGCAGTGCCTGATTGCTGAGAGCGAAATATGCCAGTAGGCCGAGCACCAGCGACACCACAACAGCCTGCCAATGTGGAAGCGGGAACCAGCTCATGAGAGGAATAGCTCACGTTCTGCAGCACGTCGCCTTACCAGACCAGGCATCACTTCACCCGCACTAAATTTCCAACGAGGAAACTGATCTGCAGCGCCGGATACATCACCGGCGTTAAATTTCTTCACCAGCGTTGACTGTGCAAAGTTACGGGCGCCGATGTTGAAAGCCAGCGAAACCATGGCGTCGAACTGGTTCTGCGTCATTGGCCGCTTAATGGCGGAGTTGACAGTCAACTCAAACACGGCCAGATCCTCGGAGAGGAACTGCTCGGCCTGTTGCTGGGTGATTTGGTCGCCCGGGTTCACCCCCTTGGTATGCCCCCAGCCGACAGTCCATGGCTTACCGCCTGTACCGGGGTCCGGGTAGGCTTTCAGCTCGAGGGACTCAAACCCTTTGATGAATGTGCGCCCGTTATTACTTGTCTGCATTCTGATTGCCTCCACCGAAGCGATTACCCACGTACCCGGAGAGGAACGCGCTAAGTTTTTTCACACCGACGAATCCGATGAATCCACCAATACCAACAGTGAGTGCCTTCGGCACGTCGAAATAATCCAGGGCGGAGTAGGTCGTCAGCGCCAGAGCACCGCACATCAGCCCTTCGAATATGGTTTCTTTCCAGCTGCTGCCGGAGTATGCCATCCGAAGAACTGCCATTACGACAGCCATGATGACGCCACCAATAGGCACATCACCGCGCCACCAGGCAGCGAGAATTTCACTGATGTCCGCCCAGCTATGGGGACTGTTTGGCATTTTCATTACCTCCCCCTTACCGGGGCATGGCCTGAGAGTCGGGTGATAGAAACAAAAAAGGGCCGCGCCAATGCGCAGTCCATGAAATGGTTGTTGAAAAAACATACAAGCAGCGTTAGTTTTTATATGCCGATTGTATGTCTTACCCGAGCTACAAATCGGTTATAACTAAATCATGCCGTGGTAATAAATTTGCCAGCTCACAGTAGCTGGCTTTTTTTTGTTCACGACGGCAAGCACATCCCGCAGCTGCTCAAATCTGCCCCACTAAAACGCAAAAGCCCCGGCTGTAAGGCCAGGGCTTGAATTGGGTGCCGGTCTTTCCCGGCTGTCACTTTTAAGCACACTATGCAGCAGAGAAACTAAACTGCACCTTAATCGTGGCTCATGAACAGCATTCTGTATGTAAGGAATGTTCTTAAAACCAGCCAAACTCTCGTCGACACTAAAGATTTTTAAGGTGTAATCTGCAGCAGCTCTCAGATTTTTTTACTTAAATGCGAACAAAAATCTTTACCCCTACACCAAAATACAGTTGCTTTTTTGTACAATGGGAGTATATATTGTTTAGTCAAGTGTAACCACCTCAGCTCAGGCGCTTGACTTATGAAATATCATCAGTGTTTATCTCTCTTTGCCAGCTCACGGGGCTGGCTTTTTTTAGGAGACTTAAGCTTTTGAATTGTAGTTGAAATATGACCATGCTGAAATCAACATGCATGTACTCAACTAAATTTTTAAATGGGTGTCGGTCTTTCCCGACTGTCACTTCACATCGAGGGGCGCACTTGGAATTCCCCATCCTAGAGATTCGATAGTGCGTATCGATCCAAGTGCACCCTTCGATGTGTCAGTTTATAAAAAAAAGCCGGATAACCGGCAATCGAATCAAATCAAACACCAGGGAAATCATTATGCAAACTAATAATAGATTAAAAAAATCATCTACGCCTCATCTGTTAACTTTTCTTTACAATTAGCAATCATTTTAAAGATTGTCGGTGTGGTTTGTCTCATATTTGTCGGGGCTTAAATGCAAAAGCCCCGCACTAAGGTGAGGCTAAAATGTTGTGTGGCATAGGTTATCACTTAGCCGAGACGCGCTACTGCCTCAGTTTTCCCGGCTCTCATCGTTTGGTCAGTCCCACTGTGATATTTCTATCTTCCGAATCAGGCCGATATCCCGTGTTAACCACAACGGAAAGAGCACCGCACATCACCCATAACTGCCAGTGAAGCTCACCGATGCTCTTGCCTGTTGCGCCGTTAATAGTGGCGCTTCTCTGACTCGAATTTCTCAGCCAGCCTATTTTCGTCAGGCAGTAGCGCCCAGGTGATATAGAAATCGTGTGGCAGCATTTCGTTACCCATCCAAGGGTAAATGCCAATGTGATATACCTCGCCATCCTCTTCACGAGCACGGACAAATCCATCATGCCAACCGTCACACGGGTTGAACACCAGTACCGCACGTCCATCAAGGTCAGCGGTCGGTAATTCGCTGGCTGGGCGGAAAACGAGACTCTCGGTAACGTGTTTTGACATTTCTGGGCTCCAGAACGACAAAAACCCCGCCATTTCTGGCGAGGTTCCGATGATAAGCTGTGTGGCGTAGAAACCACTCTTAGCAGATTATCCGGCCTTTTGGAATTCCACAAGCTTTTTCATTGCGGGCGGATAAACAATTTCTTTTTGGCAGTACCTGTCCATTTCGAGCGGGACATTCAACGCTGCCAGGCAACCATCGATAAAGCCTTCTGCCGCCTGTAGGCGCTTCAACACCTGCGTGTGCGAAATCCCCAGCTTGTCGCCAATGGTGCGCACCGGTATGCGGTGAATGTAGTTCCACTCCAGCAACGTACTCAGGTACGGGTCTTTTTTCTTCAGGCACGCCACCGCCGAATTAACGATTAATCCGTCGTCGTCGCAGCACGCCGGCCGAGATTTACCCGTTGGCGGTAACAGCCCTTTGAAACCACCAGCGATCGGCGAATAATAAACGCCAGCCCCTTCGTTGGCAGCCCATGCGCCGTATCGTTCTAATACCATCTGAATGTCACGCATTGTCCGCCCTCTTCGATTCGTGTTTCGCCTTCATCATCGCCGTCATAACCACCAGCCGACTGAACGGCATGTGTAATTCCTCCAGACGCTTCATCCACAACGCCACCGGCCTTGTGTATCCGCCATGTGCTGCACGGATGTATTGGGCGATGGTGTGTTCGTCTTCGCGGGTCAAATCCACTATGTCTTCCCCCTGCTGCTGTACCGGCGTACTTTTTGCTCTGGCTGTTGCTTGCTCAGCCGTTCGGCCTCAACCTGGTCAATCGGCAAGAAATGGCCGTAGCGGAACTGGCGGTAAACCGTACCCAGCGGACCGTTGCGGTTTTTGGTTACGTTGACCTCTGCTATCCCCTTCGCTGGGCTGTTCTCGTTATAGAGCTCGTCGCGGTAGAGCATCATGATCACATCAGCATCGGCTTCAATGCTGCCGGAGTCCTTCAAGTCTGCGTTAACCGGGCGCTTGTTTGGGCGTTGCTCAACAGCGCGCGACAGCTGGCTCAGGGCCACCACCGGGGTTTTGTTGCGCATTGCCAGACGTTTCAGGCTGCGTGATAACTCGCCAACAGCAATGTCATGGCGCTGGCGTTCGTTGACCTTGATAAGGCCGAGATAATCCACGAATACCACCGCCAGCTCCGGGTGTTCGGCCTTCATGCGCTCTGCATCCTGACAAACTTGCTCGACGGTGAGGTTGTTGGCATCGATGATCCAGGTAGGGCGATCCGTCAGGCGCCCCAATCCATCGGAAATCCGTGCCCAGCCTTCATCCTCAAGCTCTTGCGGCTTCCTTAACTTGGTCGTGGAAAAACCACCAGCGCCGGCAACCTGCCTCTCGGCGATCTGAATTGCCGACATCTCCATGCTGAACATCAACACGCCGGCGCCCTGGTCGGTGATTTTCTCTATCAGGTTGAGGGCAAACTCGGTTTTACCCACCGATGGCCGCGCGGCCAGCAAAACGAGATCCGTGGGCTCGAATCCGCCAGTGATTTTGTCCAGTTCTTCGATGCCAGTCAGTATTTTGCGGCCTTCCTGCGAACCTGACATGCCAGCATCGAGGCGATCAGTAACACCGGTAAGCAGCTCGTTAATGTGTACGGCCACTCGCCCAGCATCGCCGATCTGCAGCTGCTGGATATTTCTCTGGAGGGCCTGTATTGCTTCAACAGCGGCGTCACCGGTGTTTGCCTGCTGTATCCCTTCCAGTGAGTCAGCCAACAACCGTTCAGCGGTACGGATGAAGTGATTGCGCTTCACCATGTCAGCGTAAGACTTGAGGCCGGCGCGCGCCCAGGCCTGGCTGCTGACGCTCACGGCAATAGGTTCATATTCAGGGCCGAGCTTGTCCGCCACCACAAAGGGCGTAACCTCTCCGCCAGACATAACCAACTGGCGGATCACCTGATACATCGCGCCATATTGACGCGTAGCGAACGCTTCAGGCGCCAGCGTTGCCAACACGTCAAACGTCAGCGGCCCCGCCTGATCCAGCAACAGGCCGCCAATTACCGCACTTTCGGCTTCTTCGTGAGTCATGCGGCCTTACCGCCTTTGTTGCTGCGATAACTCTGCCAATCAAAGACCATTCGGTTAGTGCCGCCGTCAGTGACACGATCGACAATGCGGTCGCCGACAAACGCTTTTAGCTGGTCAAACGTCAGATTACTGATCAGGATGGTTGGAAGAATATTTTCATAACGCGCATTGACGACCTCCTGCAGGATGGCCAGCTCTGCCGGCGTACCAAATTGCACACCAACCTCGTCAATGATAAGCAAATCCACAGTGGCGAAGTGGTTCAGAACCTCGGATTCCGTGCGCTCAGCACTGTTGCGCCAGGTGCTTTTCACCTCTCGGGTCAGGCGCATCACGTCCGTGATTTCCACCTCAGCCAGGTGATCGAGAATGATTCGCTTCGCCATCGATACCACCAGGTGGTTTTTACCCGTGCCACAGCTGCCCGTCATCACCAGCCCAGTGCCGGCATTGAAAATCTTCTCCCAGTTCTGTGCGTAGCGCTGGCAGTTGGCCAGATTCTTCGCCGCCATCGAGTTCACCGGCTGATAGTTGGAAAATTCACAATTCTGGAAGCGCGGGGCAATGCCGGCATCATCAAGTAAATCCTCAACACGGATCTGTTTCAGCTCCGATTCAATCTCCCGCTGTTCTGTCCGTATGCACTCTGGGCACCTAGATTTTTTGCACGCAACCTTGCCACGGAATTCAGGCCCCACCAAAACGCGCTGTTCGTATTCACCGTGGACTTCACAAGCAGCGCTCTGAATACGCGGCTCCCATTTTTCATGATGGAATGGCGGAGTCCCCTGCTGCGCAAAAACAAGCTCTTCAGCCAACGTGCCCTGCCGTGACTTTAGTTCCAGCCGTTTTTTATTTCGCTCAAAATTTAACATGTTCACCTCGTGTCACCAGTTGCACCCAGACTCACCGTAGTTCTGCCCCTCAAACCCCGATACCGGCAACATGCCAGCTCGCACACCTCCGGGCGCGGATGGTGCTTGCCATGCTTCATCGAAGTGACGATCAGGCCCGAAAAACGTTGCGGCCTGCTTGACGTATTCAGAACCCAGCTTGCCGGTAGCCGCCACAAACGCCGCGTAGCGCTTCACCCCTGCCAGCATGGCTTCGGGCGTGGCCCCGTCTTTCAGGCGGGCATTCCAGGCTTTGTAGGCTGAAGGTTTGGGGTTACCGCCGGCACGTTTGGGGTATGCCTGCCAAGCGGTTTCAAATTCTGATGAGTATTCCTGCTTTGCAGAGCGTGTCGGCGTAACCGCGTCAGCGGATGCGCCAATAGGTTTTTTACTCTCTGTAGTAATCTCTGTAGTAATCTCTGTATTTGTCTTCCGTTTCAACGTAGGTCCTGTTCCGTCTTGCCGTAACCCCTGTTCCGTTTCAACGTAGGGCCTATTCCGTTTCAACGTAGGTCCTGTTCCAAAAGTGGCGTCATTTCCTGACTGAACTTCAACCAATTCGCCGGCGATAGTGTTGGTGATATGCGCCACTTTGGCCGCTATCGGCTCAACATAGAGGACGTTGTTCACTGCGCCACTGTTGGTATTGATGGTCCGGAGCTCTAACGTGATGATCCCGGCTTCACGAAGGCGCTTCAGGGCATCCGTCGTCTCACGCTTGGAAAAACCAAATTGGTCTGCAAAAGCCTGGTAACTGCGCTGCAACTTGTCGCCGTGAAATCGCTTGTGAAGCCCTTTGAGCTCTCCCGTGTATTCATCGCGAACTTCTGCCGGCCGATACCAGTAGACAATCTCAGACAACAGCACGATAGCCGTACTATCAGGCTTGCCACTGGGTAGCTGAACATGCCCCCACCAGGTGGCAGGGATAACGTTACCGCTGATATTAATCTGCCCTATGGCCGACACAGTTGCTGTGGGCGTGTAAATGCTCATGTTGTCTCCTGCTCATCCGCCTGGCAGTACACTGCCGGCATGATGGTTTTGAGGGGATTAAATTGCACGGGATTCAACCTTCTGCTGACTTGGGAAGGTTTTGAGCTCCTTAGCTTCAAAGCGACCATCTGGATGGATAATTACAAAAATATCTCTTCCGGCGCGTAGAGCTTTGCTTATGGCGCTTTGTCTGACTCCGAGTGATTGCGCGGCTTTTTCTTGCCCCAACTCACCCGCAAAATCTTTAAGTGAAATCTGTTTCATGGCTGCTCCTCCCGAAACAAATATAACCGCCAATCATTAAAATATCAACACCTGCGGTTATTGAATGTTATTCCTTGCGGTGATAAATTAAGCGTAATCACTATTGGGGGATATCATGAAAAAGAAGTCTCTTACGGATGAGCAAATCGCCGATGCTGGCAGGCTAAAATCCCTATACAACAGCAAAAAGAAAGAACTTAACCTTTCACAGCAATCACTTGCCGAGACCTTAGGTGTGAGTCAAAGTGCTGTAGCAATGTTGTTAAATGGAGTAAACGCGTTAAACCATACGAATGCTGCAAGCCTTGCAAAAATGTTTGGTGTTCGCATCGAAGACATCAGCCCAAAGATCGCTGAAGAAATCGCTGATATGGCTAGCGCTCTTGGGACTCTTGACGTCGAATATGCAGGGAAGGTGAAAGAAGGACTAATCCCCGTAGTCGGGGAAGCAGTATTAGGAATGGATGGCGCAGTGGATATGATCGAGTTTAGAGCCGGATGGTTAAAAATCTACAGCGGCGATAGAGATGCTTACGCCTTAAAGGTTAAAGGGGATAGCATGTGGCCTCGCATCCAGTCTGGGGAATTTGTAGTTATTGAGCCAAACACATCAGTTCACCCAGGCGACGAGGTCTTTGTTAGAACAAAAGATGGGCATAACATGATAAAAATATTCAATAAAACAAGAGATGGAGATTACCAGCTATCCAGCGTAAACAATGACCACAGGCCAATCACTCTAGCCCCCGCGGACATAGACAAACTACACTTTGTATCAGCGATCGTTAAAGCGACTCGTTATACTGACATTGATGAAACAAACTAGCCGATCCCCCTTCTAAATGAATCCCGCCCATGCGGGATTTTTTTTGCTCCCCCGCCACCAGTAAAAAAATAAAAACATATAACATTCAAAAAGATAACCGCCAATTATAAATTAAAATAATTAGCGGTGTTGAAAACAAAAGAACCTGCGGTTATATTCATCTCATCAACAAGCAGTGGAGACAGTGAGATGAGTATTGAAAAGATTTACCAATTAGATGCGCTGTCAGATTTTCGGGGGAAGAAGTACCAAGCATCAATTATGACAGTGTTTCAGATGATGCCAATACAAAACTAATTGGCATTTTTGATGCCATGACCTTTATCGGTGACAGCATTATGGAAGAATCCGGAAAGAAAAACATCAACACAGCGGCTATTGAGAACCTAGGTAGCATCATTTCTATTCTTTCAGAGGTTGGTATTTTTATAAACCAAATTTCATGTACAGCAAATTATCACAGAGGGATCAAGGACGGCTCTGGCGCAGACGCCAATCAATAACCAGAGCCTAACCCCAACAAACCAGTAAAAATTTAAAGAGGCTGATATGAACAATACCATGCCAAAAGCCAAGGAATCAACCAAGCCTGTATTGGTTGACTTGAAAAAGCTCCAACGAGCTCAGTGTTTAATTAAAGGCAACCCTACTTCATGGCCCTGGAAGCTTTGCATGCACATGGCAAAGCAAGCATACGGTATCGAATGCGATTCACCAATGCCTGAGGTTGGTGATAGGAACGGTAACTTCATTTGTACCCATGTGGATATTGAGCAAGGTGAGTACCAATTTTTATCTGAGAGAGTCCTGATTAACAGTGAAGTTAATAGCTGTAAATTAGCCAGACAGGGAGTGAGCCATGCGTGATATTTACTCTGTCATTGTGACCCATGACTTTAGCAAGGTATCCGACGAATCGCTGGCAGAATCTCGCAATATCTACGGCGACGCGGGTATGGCTATTAACCACGCAATGCAGGTTATTGGCAACCTACTTCTTGAGGTTGATGGTAGCGAAGAGTATTCATGTGACGACGCTAAGCGCGACCTGCATTTGATCGGCACCGTTCTCAGGCATCTACCTCGATTGTCTGAAGCCTTGGCTCAAAACGAACGATCCGCCGAGTTTGAGTTAAGAAAGCGTCAAGGGGGGGGGTAAATAATGACCAACCTCATACGCCAAGCAACAAAGGCGCTGCTGAATGAAGTCGTCATTAATGTTGCACCAGACTTTAGCGGCCGCCTGACGGTTTATGTTGAGAACGGCGAATTAAAAGCATACCGCCCATATTCGCCAGAAGAATTTACAGCAACGCTCGACACATTCATTGAGTTAGCAGAGCGAGCAGGCTGGAAAGTAACTCCGCCGGAGGAAGAATAATGCGCCACGAAAAAATTGATACTGAACGCATGGGTGATGAATATGTACCAGACCATGGCGGTATCGCCGATGCCATAATGAAAAAGAACGTTCCGGTTTACGTAATTTTCCGCCATGGGGTTTACAAACGTTACCTGAGCCGCAGCGCAGCTATTGATAACTTGGCGAGAGTAATGGCAACAAAGGTTTTCCAGCGCATGAATTTTCGTATTCGTGAAAATGACCGCTATGACGCTGAACGTCAGGTGTGGGTTACAGGTGATTTACTTCCGAACTACCTCAAGTGCCGAGAGCGTGCAAGACGAGGGGTTTTATTCCTGCTAGCCAAGCAACGCGAAAAAGAAAAGTGGCAGCGCGAGTACGACGAATGGGCCAGTAAGCACGACGATTTAATGAGGCGCCGTCCATATTAATTAAGTAATCGCCAACAACATTTTAATTACAGCCTTCAGGCTGGGGTAAGTCTCGGCCTGAAAATGAAACAGGGGTATATCGATATGTTTCCAGCACCTGTAAAAAACGTCAAGAACGCGGCTCCGGCTCCGTTACTTTTTTCTGAAAGTAGTAGCAAGGTCATTTGCTCAATGCCTGATGACACCATGCAAGGTGAAATAAATATTGGCGACAAAGTTGTTATCGACACCACAGTTCGCCGCTATTTGGAAGATGGGATATTCGCATTCTACATCCATGGGACATTCATGATTAAGCGCTTGCAGTTTCTTCCCGATGAAATTCGTGTCGTACCTGCAAGTAAGCATTACCAGTCATGGAATATCACTGACCATCAAGATAACGGGTTGGTAATTGTCGGTCGTGTTATCGCAAGCCAGCAAGTTAAAGCGCACTAATTTAAGGCTGACAGAATGAAAAATAAAATCGAATTAAACCGCCGGCGTATCGCCCTCGCCTATCTGGATTTTTGCCAGCGTCATTTCGGCGGTAAATGGTCGGACGTGGTTGTCACGAAAAAGAAAGTGGTACGCGTGGACCTCACCCAGGAATGCATCGAAGCACTGATGAAAGAGTTCATCGAGAACATGGTGCGCGCTGAATTCGGCATTACCGGAGGCCAGGAGCAGATCGCCAAGTCCTACGACGCGATGCTGAGCAAAGACCGCAGCCGGCTCACCCCGCTCGGAAAGTCGGCAATGGAGGAAGCCCTGATCGACGCAGTGGCCTACAAGCTCAACAACCCGAGCAGCCAACTGCTGCAGGTGGTGGCCTGATGCCAGCAAATGAACTGAGGGTTCCGGAACATTTAGCCCTGATAGACGACATGGCGAAGATTCACATCCTTGTCGAAGCAGCCATGGCGCTGAACGGTAATAGCGATGAACGACTGGTTCAGGCGGAAATCATCGGCGTCATCAGCGACATCACAGAGAAATGGGTAGGTTAACCATGAAGCCAATGCAACTTATCGATACCCAGTGCCGCGTAGAGCAAGCCCAGCAGGTTCTCAACCTGTGGCTGGAGTCCTGCAACGACGATACCGACGAGGTGGAGCGGACTATGGTCTGCGCGATGATCACCCTGCTGGACGGCGTACCTGAGTCGATTCGCGCTTTCAACAACGGTGCGCCAATGCCGCAGCTGCGGGAGGCCCAATGATAAAGATTCCGTACAGCGAAGCGGCCCAGAGGGCAATTAATCACGAAAAGGCCGAAGAATTCGCACAGGCGGCCACGTTCTGGCGCATCGCAGAATCATTAGCGGTTAAGCCGGTGAACCAGAATTGGGCAGCCACGCGCGCCGAGCTGTGCGAAAAACGCCACAGCCTGGCCGCACGCCTGGTGCAGTGGAGTAAAGAAACCAACCGGCGCCTGCAATTAGCTGCTGAGACCAGGGCCAAGAAAAAGATGGCCGAGGCGCTCGAAGCACATATTAAGACCACCAGCGAGGAGGCGTAATCATGGGGCTCCATAACACACCACATGCATTTGGCGTGACTTCGGTCAGCAAGGAGTCACGGATCACCCATAACCGTCGGCAGGCGCGCAAGTTAACACCTGAGCAGTTTCTCGCCCTGCCGATGGTGAAAACCTACGTAGAGCAGCACCCGGACAGCGTGCGACGCGATCCCGATACCGGTGAGGTCTGGACGGACAAGCCGCTAACGCTGATGTTCCTCGACGTCTGCCAGGCCAAGAAGTTGAAGAAAGCACTCGTTAAAGCAATGAAGGAGCACGGGCTATGAAATCGAAAAAGCAGATCAGGGTGTTGATTGCTCGGGCAAAAGACGCGGAATCCAGAAGCAACGGATCGTTGACGCTCCCAGCCTGGATGAAAGACGAAAAGCAGGCATTGCGCAATCGGAAGATGACGCCGGCGGAGCAGCAGGAATTTAACAACATGATGTGTGAAATCCTGCGCTCATCAGTTGCGCTGGTGTACCTGCAGGAATGCCATGCCCGATGGGGGGAGAAACACGGGGCGCCGGTATTCATTAGCGGCGATATATCGCTTGGCATCACTTCCAAGGTGGTTGAACAGGCTCTTATCACTCACATCGAGCCGATATTGGTCGAGAGCGGCCGCTATGCGGGCTCAGACAACATTCTTTATTTCTATATGGGTCATGAACTTAACAACCGGAAAGACCGGAAGCATCTCACCGACATTATCGATGATGTGTTCACGACGATGTGCGAAGAAATTCGCGCCAATGACTACCAAATGTTGCCTGCGGCGACCGTGCACTAAGGGGAATAACGATGAAAAACCAACTAATGACGTTTGACTCTGCCGACCTGGGTATCTCACTGAGCGGCATGTTGTACCAAGGTAAGCCAGTGTTCGATGCGGTCGAATTGGCTAAACAACTAGGTTACACAAACCCCGCAAAAGCTTTAAAAGACCACTGTAAGCACCTGATAAAGCTCAATTATAACGAATCGTTAGAATTGGGTTTTGGTGACAAATTGCGAGGCATGCAGCTAGCCCCTGAATCAGATGCTTATCGCCTCATCCTGAAAAGCCAGCTTCCCAAGGTTGAGCACGTCCAGGACTGGGTATGCGAGGAAGTCTTACCGTCCATTCGAGAAACAGGCAGCTACGGAATTTCACCTATCGACCCGATGGTGGCACTCAACGATCCAGAGTTCTTGCGCGGCACGCTTCTTACCTACTCGGAAAAGGGGATCGGGCTGGAACACAAGGTGAAAGAGGTCTCCAGCGAGCGCGATAAGGCCGTTCGTACTAAGTCCCATATCAGCCGTAAGCGCGAAGCCTCTGCCCTTGGAAAGCTCAGTGCGGTCACTCGCAAATGCCGAGATCTGGAAGAGCGTCTGGGCGAAAGCGTGAAGCACGCAACCATCACCAAGGTGGAGGGCAAAACTGGTGACGAGTACAAGTTCGTGGATCTGCGCCGTTGGTGTAAGGCGAATGGAGTAACAGCAGTGGATGTGCCAGACCCGCGCTATGGCAGCGTCAAGTCCTGGCCGGCAGGTGCATGGTTGGATGTATACGGTGTCGATCTCAAAACGCTTTTCGGGGAGAAAAAATAATGCAGAACATAAATTACATCGTGACATTCATGGGTAATTGCCCTTGCGGCGGCCGCCACCCTCTTACGGTTAAGACCAAAGCATCAGGGGTTGAACAGGCTATTTTTGCCGCCAAAGACGCTATCGAAGACGAGCGAGTCGAGGCGACCGACTTGTTACTGCTCTCTGTTGAACCGGAGTCCTACCCATTCTCAACGGATGATGCCAACAGTGATGAAGTGCTCGCTCCCTGCCCCTTCTGCGGCAATTCGAACGTTAGCCTGGTAGAGACTCGTCGCGAGTCTGACAGCGAGAACATGTACTTCGTCAACTGCGGCTGCTGCAACGCGTCACAGCTACCTGATAGCAAGGAAGGGGCGATTTCAAACTGGAATCAACGCAACGAGGATGGCAAATAGTGAGCGGATCAGACAATCCCCTGCAACGGGCTCTGACTTGGGTTAGCGACGCCTATCTGCTGCACCTTGTCGCAATGCATCGTCGCCCTGTGTACAGGCATCTTAATGGGGACATAGCGGTTAACAGGCATTGCATCGAGGGTTTTATTGACGGTTATCTGCGTGAGCGCTGGCCGCCGCTAAAAAGGGCTGGAATGTATATGAGGATGTTGGATATCGATGCCATGTCCAAACCAAAAACCGATGGTTACTTCGTTCACTGGGGCGAGGTTCCCCAACTAAAACCCAGGGGTCGGCGATTCATCGACGCGATGTTTAACCATTATGGGGAAATGGTTCAGGAATTGGGCGGTGAAGGGGCAACAATTCAGTGGATCAAGGAGCACATGAAATGAAGAAGGTATTCGAACTGATTATGTTCACGCTGTTTTTCTCAAGCTTGGCCGGGTTAGGTCTGGCGGCGGGGTTCTTTTCATTCCTCGGCACAGCCGAACTGCTCGGGAGGGTTATCTGGTGAAAATCGATTACCAAGACCACGGCACCACCGCCAGCATCACACTGACCAGCACGGTGTTCGAGTTCCGCCGGCACAACCGCGTCGTTGATACGGCGCTGTTCCTGACTGATGTCAGCGCCAGTCGCAGCGGTGTGTTCTTCATGAAAACGGTGCTATCCGGCCGCACGCCGGTGGTACTCAGGGCTTACAAAGTAGTTATGCGGGAGTGGTGGCGATGAACAAGGCATTCGAGGCGATGGTTCGCCTGAAGTATGGGAGCCGGTACAGCCTGGAGCGGGACGTAGAAGGCTACTATGCCCGTGAGGTGGTGCGCCGGATGTTTGAAGTGTGGCGGCATTGCAAAGGGGTGGCAGTATGAAAGAACTCACCGAGCGCCAATCTCAGGTGCTGACCTTCATCCGCAAATTCATGCGTGATAACGGCTCGGCGCCAACGCAGCGAGAAATCGCGGATGCTATAGGGTGTAGCTCTGCCAACGCAGCCATGCTCCTGCTGAAGGCTCTGGAGCGCAAGGGGGCGCTAACTATCAAACCAGGCCGTAGCCGAGGGATCGTGCTCAATGACAACGCCAGCGCGCCAGATTTCGACACCTGGCTGCAAAGTCAGACCGTGCCGATTGATGTGGACTGTGGGTGTGTGACCACCGAGGTGCTGTTGTACTGGGTTAAGAAGGCGTACAGCGATGGTGTGCGGGCTGGGGCCGGTGAAGTGGAGGTGGCGAAGTGAACAGAATGTTTTTACTGATGGCTGAGTTTGAGACCTCGGATATTCCTCTGGAGAAAATCGCGGAGAAATACCTCGGCATCTCAATCGAGTTAGCCAACAAGCGTGCGAACGCTGGCAAACTGCCTATCCCGAGTTTCCGGGCGGCAGACTCGAACAAAGCCCCGCGCCTGGTGCATGTGAAGGATTTAGCAGACTATCTTGATCAACGCACGGCAGCCGCGAGGGAGGAGTTCAAGCAGGTTAATTCGTAA